TGGTATATTCCCTGTCAAGTTGGATTACGGATTGTTCAAGGAGATTCACAACAAATTTGTTCAAAGAAAAATTGGGAAATAGTTTGGCGGTTACATTTGTTTGATGTATCTTTGAAGTATGGAAATTGTAAACAAAACAACAGATTTTAGAAATTGGGATGTATTCTTGGTTAAAGGTGATGAAGACACTATCACACATCATTTCAACAATCAATATCCTGAAAATGGTCTATCAGTATTGGAACACTTGAATAATCGTGGAACATTTGAGGTAACTATTTTACCAAAAGAAAGTTAAAAATAATTTTTGTATAACCAGAAAAAAAGCATAACTTTGTATCACTATGAAAAACACACAAATTAAATCTAAAAGAGCGGGTGAGTTAATTTCAACCTATGATGGTTATTATTGTTTATCCACTTACTTTGTGGAAATGAACGGAAAGTTTGATGAAATCACTATTAATACAAATGATTTTGTATGTAAATCCCACTTTGTAAAATGGAGTGATGATGAGTTTAACCTTATAGTGAAAAATGTTGTTCCAAAGTTTAAGAGATTTACAACAAACGATAAAAAGTTTTGGAACCATTTGGCAGATTAAGAAAAAAAGCATAACTTTGTATCACACTAAACAACTATAAAAACCACGACTATGAAAAACAAACAATCAAAAGAAATCAAAAAAATTGAAAAGGCTGTAAATGATTACATTATCAAACACGGCGGTAATTGTATCATATGAAAAACATGACAAACTTAAAAGAACTAAAAGCATTCATCAAAACTGAAGAAGCGTTTCAAGGTGAATTTACATTCAAAGGATTTAGTATTTGGTGGAACGAATACGATGTAACAAATCCCGCTCAAGGAACAGATGATGGATACTTTAGATGTGACCCTTGTAATGACAAACAATACAATGATTTCCACAAATTAGAAGAAAAAATGTTTGGTGGATTTGAATGGGTATTATCATAATAAATTTTGTAATGTAAGAAAAATAGCATAACTTTGTAAGACTATGAAAAAAACAGATATTATAGGACTATTAGAAATGTTCGGTGTTTTTCACCTTGATTTTGACACATACATTTATGTTCGTAGTGAAAAGGAAGATGATGATGCTATGTGGTGTATTCAGTTTAAGGACAATATTGGATACAACCAAGACACAGGAGAGATTGTTGATTACAAATTATTTTCAACAATACAATCACATAATTTAGTAAATTAAAAACAAACCAGTAACTTTGTATCACTATGAAAAACTACACTATTGAACTGACTGAACCACAAATTAAAATGTTGGCATCTATGTATCATGATTTTAACTTTGGGGACTTTATTGAAAAGAACCCTGAAATTGAAGAAGAAGAAAGTGTTGGGTGGTATAGTGATGAATTGGATACACTATTCAACGACATCTGTGATTGGAACGAAGAACTTAAAAAAACACAAAATAATTTTGTAATGTAAGAAAAATAGCATAACTTTGTATCACACTAAACAACTATAAAAACTACGACTATGAAAACCATGTATGTAAAATTCAAAGAACCAAAAGTAAAACAACTAAAAGAAACCATTGAAAATGGTAAGGTTGTTAAATTGTTCGTCCAACTTGATTGGTATGGTATGGGTATTGGAAACCACACAATCTACAAAAAAGATGGCATGTTTGTTTGGACAGACAGACAATCTCCAATCCCTGTAAGAAAGTTCCCATCAATTGAATCTTTGATGTGGGAGTATGAATTACCAAAGTCGTTGAAGTCAAATATTGAAAAATTGTAAAAATATGGATTATAGAAAACTTAACCCCAAAACCAATTACACC